CAGCCCCATGTATGGGGTCAACGACTGGAACTCGACATGTGACATCAGCTCATCGGAATGAGCGAGGTCAGTGGATAGGGGTGCCTGGTTCTCTTGTTGAATCGCTGAGGTCTCCACCTATTTCTATGCCCAGATATGCAAAAACCGGTGCCTTATCGCCCAACTTATGCAGGGCAATATGAGTCAGGTAGTCGTGGAGGGACATGGGTTTTTTAGCCAGCGTGGCCACTATGGCCTCGGCTATCTCCCCGTCGTAGACCAGCACCTCGTACCCACCCCTGTAGGCGATACCGATGATAGCCTCGTCAAAGCCCTCTATAGCGAATACCTGGACTTTCGGCAGCATTTATATTAGCCCTACTAATGATCAATCACAAGAGTGCTGGTAAATAGTCTTCACCCACCAGTACAGCATGTCGCTACTTAGGGCCTGTTTCAGCATGTTAGCCCGGTAAGCCACCAGCTGAACATTACCCGGTACATACCCCAGGGTGCTATCGATCCGGTCGATGCTGGCATTAAAGTCCTTGAGGCCGGACCCGTCGTTATGGTGGGTTAAAACGACCCCCGATATTGCGCAGCGGCCATCCTGCGTCTCCCAGAGTTCGACCAACTGATCAAGGGTTACCTCGTAACCGGTAAACCTCCGTTTCCTATTGGTGTCCCGGCTCTTGGACAGGAGGTTCGAGAGGTAGGATCTGTAGCCCGTGGACCGTTGTTGACGGTCAGAGGCCAGTTTGCAGGGGCGACAGAAACTCCGCAGCGACCTCCCCTTGATCTGCTCAAACGAGGTTAAAGGCAGCTCCTTTTGGCACCGTGAACAGATTTTACTGTCCGTCATCAGTGGCTCGTGGGCCGTGGTTAAGGGCGGGAGTATACGCAAAAACGCCTTGCAAAAAAATTTTATAAAAATTTTTTCAGGTTTCGTTTTTCTGAAGGGGGGTAGGGTGATCGATTTTTCCTATCTAAATCGCTCACGCACTATCTCCCCCCTCGGACTCCAGCACCCCCCCTTTTCCCGGATTCACCCGTTGGAACCTTGTTTTCACCCTCATCTATGGAACCTTGTCCCCCAGTAACCCCCAACGAATCACGCTCGACACTTCGTGTCTCGCGGTCAGTATCTATTGTGTATCTATCACTAACTAGGAGTATCTACCATGGATAACATCAACCAGACCACCAACAACCAAGACCAGACCCCCGACGCCGGATACCTCGCAGCCGAAAAGGCTAAAGAAGCATCCAAGACCGTCATCGCCTACGCCAAAGAGAAGCCTGACATGGCAGCCCTCTTCGTCCTCGGCGTACTCAACCTCTTCAGCTAACCCCCAATGGGGAGGGACCTCCAACCTCCCCACCCCTAACCACAGGTAACTAACCATGCATGCCCGCACTTCATCCGTCATCTTCATCGGATCTATCGCAGTGTTCATTGCTGCCCTATTCCCGCCCCCTCAACTCCTGGACTTCACCCCCGCCCAAGTGCAAGTGGCGTTCCTCGCCTTCTCACTTATAACGGGCGGCTTTGCCCTCTACCTCCGCGCCTTCACAGAGGACTAATACCCATGACACACCACAATGTAGACCTGCTCAAGCGCTATGCCAACGACCATTACGACACCGGCGGCCATTGGGTCGCCGAGTGTTGGGACACAGTCGACTATGTGCAGCTCCTCTATCGCTGCAAGAACGACCTCGACGAAGCGAAACTGGAGTTGCGTGCCCACTGGGAACGGATCAACGAACAGGAGGCCGAGACCCGGTGGGAATGACCACTAACAACGGACCATTGCCAGTGCCCATTGCCCGTGGTCAACGGTCAGTGGTCACTGTGCAACAAAGTTGTGTGACGGCATTTGCCAATGTGTGAGCACTTTATGGCCGTGTGTGCAGGGAAAAACCGGGGTGTGTGCAGGCATTGGACACTAGGTTTTTTACATAAGTGCTTGATTTCTAACGAAACACGAAAAATGTGTGACGTGTGTGCAGGGTTTTTTCGAGTTCAGTTCGTATATAGAGACATGAAAAAATACTTTTTTAATACATCTCTTAAATTTGAATTGAACTTAAGAAAAAGGGTGCACACACTGCACACATATTGATTTATATAGAAAAATTGCTGCACACATGGGTGCACACATGCCAATTGTGTGATCACACATCCTGTGGATAACTCAAAATTGACCCCTAACCACGGTCAACTGACCTCTAATTGTTTCATCTGTAAACCAATCGGAGACTTACTAGGAGACAAGGTATGACTCCCACCATATATCTTGACCATATCCGAGTGTTCAATCTGGATCAGTTCTTTCGGTATGTAATCGACGAACTGACTGAGCAAGCAACCCACGAACTCTGCGCGGTATCACCCCCAATTCCCCTCCGTTCCGGATTCGGATGGTATGTTGGCCGTGCTTCGTTTACCTACAACGCCAACACCGACCGTTGGACATACGAGCCGTACGACCGTATTTCCGACTATTACCAGACCGAAGATCAAGCAGCCGATGCCGCCTCTTGGCACCGTTGGGGCGCAGAACACCCACCCCTATGAACAACCCAGAACGCTCGCCCCTTCGGGGCTCGCGGTCAGTAACTAATGTGTGTTCACTAACCAAGGTAACTAACCATGCAACAGCTAGATCTACCCCTTAAAACCAACCGTGTACAACAGGTCATGGACAAGGCTAGGAGCGTTTTGGAATACGCCAAAGCGCACCCAGACGAAATCCTTCTGGCCGTAATGACCCTTATGCTCCTCGATATCGAGAGCGACATCGACGAGCTGGAGAAATAACCAATGTCTAATCCATACAACACAATGCTTAATCTTAATGTCGTCAATTGGGACTGGTTGAATGACCACGAACAACGGATGACTGACCACGAATCACTGGATGTGGATATCGAATCCACGCTGGATGATGTCAGTGAAGCCAACGAGTTGGCCAAGCTGATCCGCGAAAAGTAAACAACTAACTAACCATAGGTAACTACTCATGACTGTCAAAGACCAATCCTTCATCCCTAATGTTATCGGCTACATGTCCGAGAAGAACACCACCCTTGGTTCCATTGCCAAGTATGTGGAGTCGCAGCAGGCAGACGACCCGCTTGAGCGTATCGCTCTTGCATTCTTCCGCTTGCAGCGTGAGCGCCAGGCGGCTGTCCGCGCTGAACTTGACCAGGGAGTCCCGGTTCCGGGCCCCGAGTTCAAGCCGGAGCGTCTGCTCACCTTCGTCCAGTCCGTCATGAACGGCGTCTGTTGGGCGGCTCGCCGCCTCTACATCGCCAACGACAAGTCGGCTGCCGAACACCTCGGAAACGGTATCGACTTCTCCCAAGATGTCGGTGACTGGGTCGGTGTCTACGCCTCTAACGAGCGTATCCCCGAGCTGGTCGACAGTGACTTTATGGCACTGAACCGTTTGCACACTCTGCTCGGCGCCAAGATGGCGTACCTCACCGACATCAACCCGCTGTATCACTTCGAGCAGCGGGCGCGCGATGAGGACGGCAACTGGTTTGTCGACAAAACATGCGCGTCCTTTCAGGAAGCGCTGCCGCTCATGGACGAGATAGTCACGCGTCTGCAGCAGGAATCCGAAGCCAACGAGGTTTCGGACTTCATGAAGCAGCTTCGCGCTGCCTAATCTCCGTGTGAGCAAGGGTTGGCCGTTATCCTTCCCCAAAACGGCACTTTGATCCTCTTCTCTCGGTCGGTCACCGGCCGGGGGAAGAGGAACAATTAGGCGGCCAGGACAGTAGCGTGCCATGCGACATTACACACCCGACAACGACAACGAATACAACCCCTTAAGAGGCGAGCATGTTGAGTATCAACTGCTATGGGCTAGCGTAATACTGCAAGCCGTACGAGACCTCGAAGGCCGCGACTCTGCGGATCGGAATAAAGCCCTCAATTACGTGTACTCACACGATAAGCATGTCGGCTCATTCACATGGATATGCGATGAGTTAGGACTAGAGTCCGATCAGATACGCCAGCTATGCGTAACTAGAGAAGGACGCAAACAACTGATCGGTAACAACATGGGAAGTAGAAAGAGGTTTATTCATGAGAGCTGAAATAAGAAAACACATCCAAGAAGCTATCTTCGAAGTCACCAGAGACAAAAATCTTGAACTCGAAAATGTGCAATGCCTTATCCAAGAACTAGCCAGTGCTATCGGCTTTATGTTTGGTGCCATGCAAGTAGCAGCAAACAAGTCCATACCACCCGAACTAATCAACGACAGCGTTGATGAGATCGCTGAACATATTAAAGAAGTTGCTACACAAATAGGCGACCTCGAAGTACCAAAATCTAACTAACCAACCAACAGAGTCTAAACATGAGTTATCGCTGCGACAATTGCGATGCCGAATTCAGAACCCCCCGTAGATATGATCATAAAGAGTGGATTGAATACTGGGGATTTAAAAGCCTGGAAGTAACACATGTTACGTACCACTGCCCTGAATGCGGAAGCGAAGATTATGCGGAACTCCAATTAGAAGAGGATGAAGAATGAAAAAGTCATTCGAAGTTCTAGTTGTATTCAGATTCAACGGGGTTGACGGAGTCGACACCGAAGACGCCGACAAAATCATACAAGACATAACTGATGCCACTGAAGAGTGGCAGATTGAATACGGCGCAGACGCCGTATGGGTTGAAGACGGTATCTTGTACGAGACCGATACCGGCGATCAATTAGAAGTCTGGGACGAACTCTGGACTAACCAGAAAAAAGGGTCTGACAAATGAGCTGGAACTACCGCTTCATTGAATTTAAAACAAAGTTCCTCAACGAAGATGACACATACATAGAGCTGTGCGAGGTGTATTACGACGCCGATGGCATGGCTCGTATGTACTCAAAACCGCACCTCATATTCGACAATCTAAACCAGGTTGAATTCTTTCTTGACAAAGTAAAAGAAGCACTCAACAAACCCTGTTTAAAAGAGATCGACTTCTTAAATCGAGAAGATAAAAATGACCCGTGGCACTGTGACTTTGAAGCCGAGGAGTAAGTACTTCGGCTGGGACTACACAAAGAACACCCAATTACGTATGACAGGCAAAGAGTGGCACACCTATGCCAAACGTGAACTATTCAATTACAACCGTGGCGACGACTCAGCCCGTGGCAGTAATTGCGAAATATGGCTTGACGGCACCGACATCAACCACAAACCACCCAAATAACTCACTATTAAAACGCTTAGCCCGATACCTATTTAAATCTCCTATCGGCCTGCACAACCACAACTGGTGCCGGGTACCACCACCTAACTGGAGATCGTGCCGGGGCGGGCGTGATTACTGGTAATCACTACAGGTGACAACATGCCACTCGAATACATATGCCGAGACTGCGGGGAAGTATTCAACGAATACCAAGCAGCATTCGTATCTGCTGGCTACGACTGCCATTACATCGGAGATGGTAGATACCTAGAAGAAGTCGGTGAAGATGCGTGCCCTGCTTGCCTCAGCACAAAACTCAATGACCATATAGAAGAGGACGAGGCATGAGCAAGCAACCGCGAACAATACCCATCAGCCTGACTATTGATGACTTGGGCGACGGGTTCTACGACGAAGTGTTAGAAGCGTTTAAGCACCATATCGCCCGAATGGAACTTGACCCAAACAAGTTCTTCTATGACCAATGGCGCATTACTTGCGTAGCTGAAGAATGGGTGCGTGACAATAAACTAGAAGACAACGAGAGCTAAACTATGTTTTTCCTATCAGGACTGCTCGCCGCTCTAGCTATGATTTTCTTGCTACTTAAACTCAACCTCAGACGTATTGCTAAATACGACATTTTTTTAGACATTGTCTTAACATTCTTTTTTATCTGGATCTTTGCCGGTACTTTCGCAGGCATGATGGCTGGCCTCTGGGCCGGTGCCCTCATATCCATATTCTTGTGGTGGGCTAAACGCAATGTGCCACAAGAAGAACTTCGCTTAATCAAAACCAAACGCTTCCCGTACCGCAAGTTTACTTGGGTACAAGTAATCAAGACTAAATAACAACGATCGCCTGGCCTCTGGCCGGTAACAACAAGCCCCCGTATTTCAGGTATGTCAGTGCACTGAAAGACGCGTTGTTGCCAGCTAGGGGTCAGGCATCTTTTTATGCAACACCTCGCATAATTTATAACGGAGCATCAATCACATGCGTACTATCCGACCGACACAGCTCAAATCCGAACTTCGTTCTAACGCAATGGCCCGCGTGCCAAGCATGATCTGGGGCCCGCCCGGTCTCGGTAAGTCACAGATCGTTTATCAGTTTGCCCAAACTCTTAACGCCAAAGTCTTCGAACTGCGTGCAAACCTGTTTGACCCCGTCGACGTTCGAGGCGGCCTTAAGGTAGTCGAGCAAGCCGATGGTAGTTACCGTACTCGTTACGGTGTGCCAGAGGATTACCCCGACACCAACTACCAGGGCGTTGTTGTGCTGCTCATCGACGAACTGCCCAACGCACCAAAGGCCACTCAGAACGCACTACTGCAGCTGACCCTCGATCGCAAGATCGGAACATATGTTCTTCCGGAAAACACTATCATCGTAGCAGCAGGCAACCGCTCGCAAGATCGTGCCGCTGTGCACGAGATGCCAACCCCTGTTAAGAACCGCTTCGCGCACTACGTACTCGAAGCTAACATCGACGACTGGGTTGGCTGGGCTCTTAACAACAACATTGACGACAGCTTAATCTCATTCCTTCGATATCGTCCCGCGCTGCTTCACAGCCTAGACGCTAACGAATACGCCTTCCCGTCACCTCGTACCTGGGAGATGGTCAGCCGCAAGCTGCCGCACATGGACAACATGTTCTACGGCGTATCCTCGCTCATTGGCGATGGTCCGGCTGGTGAGTATCTGGCGCATCGTGCCATTCACAAGGAATTGCCAGACATTGATGACCTTATCAAGAACCCGTCAACTACTCGCGTGCCAACTGATCCATCAGCTTTGTACGCTATTGCTGGTGCATTAGCGTCGCGCGTAGACCAAACCAACTTCAACGCCATCATGCGTTACAACCGACGCATGCCGCGTGAATACCAGGTTGTTCTTGTGCGTGATTGTTTAGCCAAGAACCGTCAACTACTCAACGAACAAGCATTCAAGGACTGGACGACCGACAACGTCGACGTCGTAATGTAAGGAGATATACATGGCCTCTGTAAGAATGACTCAAGACCTCCGTTCAAATATTCATAACCGTGCTATGGAAGCTTTCGACACCGCTCGCCCTGAGCCGACAGCTTCTACGTGGCTTACTGATCGTATGCGAGATGCGATCATTAATTCGGAACCGTACAAGTTCCTTCAGAAACAGTGGGAAACCAAAGATAGACTCAAATTTTCTTCGTTTGGAGGCCCCCCGCAAGGAGTAAACCGCGACGAAGCCACCACTGTTACCGTCGTTTCAGCGAATGGTTTTAATAGAAACAATACAACTACAAACCTTAAATTTGAATTTGTGCCTAAAATCTATGTTTACCGCGAACGACCTTGGGGGGGTGTTGAAGTTCATTTTGAAGAACTTCCTGCGAACTTTATCCAAGATCTTCAAACCCCTTGTTACGATCTGCACCAACAAGTTACAGAGCACCATAACAATCGACTTACATACTATCGGAAAATTGGCGACTTACTTAATAATTGCACTAGTGTAAAACAGCTCCTGCTTGCTTGGCCCGCTGGCGAATCTTTTGTCCCCCATGAATCTATGACCCGTATGTATACTAAAATCAACCGCAAACAGCGCGCACAAGAGATCAAGGAAGAAATTAATTTTGACGACGCACTCGTAAACGAAATCGTACTAACAGCTAAACTTGTAGGAGGCTAATATGTCTGCTGAAGGCGCTCTTATCAAAGCGCGTTCACAGCTCCTGATGGACCAGCCGTTTTTCGGAACTCTGGCCATCCGGCTCCGCCCCGTCCGTAAAGACGACATCAAGACTGCAGCTACAGACGGCTTCCATTTTTTCTACAATGAAGCCTTTGTATCTAAGCTAGATCCTATACAACTTCGTGGGTTAATTGCCCACGAAGTTATGCATTGCGTCTTTAACCACATGACCCGGCGGCAAGAACGCGATCATTCACTGTGGAACGTTGCTTGCGATTACGCAATCAATGGCCATCTGATCGAAACTGGATTCATCCTGCCTAAAGGCGGTCTTCATGATCCCGCCTATAAGGACATGTCTGCTGAAGCCATCTATAACAAGCTGGCTCAAGACCCCAAGAAGCACAAACCGTGCGCCTGGGGGATCGTACTTGATGCATCAAGTGGCAGCCTCGAAGCCGGATCATCTGCTGAAATTGAATCTCAGTGGCAGATTGCCGTTGGCGAAGCAGCTTCTGTTGCTAAAGCACGTGGCAAGATGCCGGGTACCCTGGAGCACGTTGTAGCAGAAGTCATGTCGCCGAAGGTTGACTGGCGCACCGTCCTCTGGCCGTTCTTCACGGACCTTGTCAACGACGACTTCAGCTGGCGCAAGCCTAACCGTGCGTACATTTCCGAAGACGAATACCTTCCGTCAATGCACGAGGAAGCCTGCGGCAAAGTTGCCGTTATGCTTGATACCAGCGGTTCAATCAGCGACGATCAGGGTAAACTGTTCATTTCTGAAACCGCCGCCGTCTTGGCTCAGGTCCAGCCCGAACAAGTTATCTACATCCAGTGTGACGACGGTGTTCAATCCGTCAAAGTACTTGAGCGTGGACAACGGTTAGATGACGACGACCTTCGATTCAAGGGCCGTGGCGGTACTTCGTTTGCTCCCGCATTCGAATACATCGCAGAAAAGCACCCGGACGTCGAAGCAATCGTTTACTTGACCGACCTTGAAACCGATGAAGACGACTTTGCACAAGTAGAACGCATTGCAACTGCACCCGTTTTGTGGGTGTCTGTCAACCGCCATCGTGAAGCCCCGTTCGGAACTACTGTTTACTTGCCTGACTAATAGGATACTCTTACTAATTCAGGCCGATCAGCAAGGTAGGAGACCATGCTTCTAGTCACGCTCGACTTTGAGACTTACTACGACGTCAAGTTAAGTCTCACCAAAATGACCACGATGGAATACGTCAAGGATCCCAAGTTTAAAGTCTGGGGTGCTGGCATCAAAGTGGGCGACGAACCAACTGAGTGGTACGGAGCCGACGACGTCGAAGACGCTTTGCGTCAGTTTGACTGGAGCAACGTTATGTTGCTTTGCCACAACACTTTATTCGACGGCTACATCTTGGCTCGCCATTACGGCATTACGCCTGCCTACTACCTTGACACTGCTGCCATGGCACGCGGTGCGTTCCCTGGCCAATCAGCATCACTTAAGGAAACAAGCATCCGCTTGTTCCCTGACGATGAATCAATGCGTAAGGGAGAAGACTTAGTCAAAGCAAAAGGGATGTACGATTTGCCTCCAGACATAGAAGAGGCAATCGCCAAGTACTGTATCCAAGACGTTGATCTTACTTATGCTGTCTACAACAAACTTGCCACAACATACCCCAAGTCTGAACTTGACCTAATCAATCTAACCACCAGGATGTTCTGTCAGCCTGTGTTGATGATTGACCGTGAACGACTGATCACGTACCACGAACAAGAGTTCACCCGTGCTGAAGACCTAATCAAAAACTCAGGTCTTGAACGTGAAGTTTTATCAAGCAACCAGAAGTTTGTTGCGCATATCGAGTCACTTGGTATTACTGCACCAGTAAAACGAAGCCCTACTACTAAACAACTCATCCCTGCTCTCGGTAAAAACGACGCAGGTTGGAAGCAACTTGTTGCTAAATACCCACAACACAAACACATTTGGGACGCCAGGCAGGCCGTCAAATCACGCATCAGTGAAACACGCGCCAAGCGGTTCCTTGATGTAGCGCATCATGACGGCACTATCAGTGTTCCACTCAAGTACTACGCTGCCCACACTGGGCGGTTTGGCGGTACTGAAAAGATCAACCTGCAGAATTTGCCGCGCGGTAGCGAGCTCCGAAAAACGCTCATTGCTCCGGCTGGCCAGCTGCTTTATGTAGCTGACTTGTCCAATATCGAAGCCCGCATGCTTGCGTGGCTTGCTGGCCAAGAAGATCTTCTTGAACAGTTCCGTCGAGGTGAGGATATATACAGTAACTTCGCTTCGAAAATCTACAACCGATCGATCAACAAGAAAGATCACCCAACTGAACGCTTTGTAGGTAAGACCGCTATCCTCGGTCTTGGCTACGGCATGGGCCACAACAAGTTCAAGCTGACCCTCGAATCTGGAGCAGCCGGTCCTGCTATGCAGATATCCGAAACGGACGCTCTTAACGTAGTCAGTACGTATCGATCGACATACGATCAAATACCGCTTCTATGGGCCCGGCTTGAGAACCTCCTTAAGCAGTCATTGCATAGGGACAATTACAACGTACCGTACCGCAACGGTATCCTGACCGTTCAGGATCGAGCATTGGTCCTGCCCAATGGGATGGCTCTGAGGTACGAAAACCTACAGATGTTGTCCCAGGGACTGACATACCAAACCCGAGGCGTCCTGCAAGAGACGACATACGGCGGACGAATCACTGAAAACGTCATCCAAGCGTTGTCTAGGATCGTGATTACCGACAGTTTATTGAGACTAGACAACAACTTACAGAACGGCCGCGTCGCTTTGACGGTCCATGATGAAATAGTAATTGTTGCGTCAGATCAAGATCCCGATGCTACAATGAAAGCGATCATTGAGGATTTGTGCACCCCGCCATCTTGGGCACCCGACTTACCGCTTTCTGCCGAAGGCGGCTATGACAGGATGTATAGCAAGTAAATGTCCCGGCTTGTTCTAACAAGACGTTTGAACGAATCAGTCGTGGTACATCGCGAGGGTGACATCATCGTCACTGTAAAGGTCTGTCGTATAGACAGAAATCAAGTTCGCATAGCATTCGTCGCCGATCAAAGTATAACTATAGATCGTCAGGAAACATTCGACGATGCACCAAGCTCTTGTTTATCAGCGGATGATAAACAAGAGTAATGCCTTTCGGGAGAATACATGAAGGTTACGTTTCTTGAGGGGCCTGTTGGCACCTCACTCAGCAAACATTACTTCGCCAACGGCGAAACACAACCATACCCGCATGTAAAAGATGTAACCTCACACGAGCACTCGATCCAAGTTTCACAACTCGGCATCGAGCAACTTGAAAACTTGATCCGTTTTCACGGATCCAAAGGCGACTGCATGCTCAAAGGAGCCTTGCGTCGCCCGCTCGTCAACGAAAGCCGCGCACAAAAAAGCGACCGACTGGCTCTTAACGGCTTGCTTGTCCTCGACTTTGATGCAATCACATTGCCCCGGCAGATCGTACGTTCGAAGAAGTTAAACTCTAGCGACGTACAACTGATCGCTGAGCAGATCATTGCAGACCTGCCCCCTGAACTGCACGATGTAACTTACATCGCCCAGGCTTCAGCTAGCCTTGGTCTCAAGGGCAACCGTATCTCCATGCATATCTTTATGCTACTTACGGTTCCAATGCCGCCGAAGTCTATTAAACTTTGGCTGCAGAACCTTAATTACGCTACCCCGGTATTTAAAGATCAGTTGGAACTCAGCGCTAACGGCCAATCGCTCAAGTACCCAGTAGACGTATCAGTTGCTGACAACAGTAAGCTGATCTTCATTGCGCCTCCGACGTTTGAAGATCCGACCCATAACCCGTTTACTTCAGACGCCGACCGTATTGTCCGCGTAGTCAGAACAAACGCGTCGTTTGATCTAGCTGCCACAATGACGTCTTTGAATCCCGAGGCTGTCTTCCAGACTGGCCAAGAAATCAAGGACGACCTTCGAGACGTCAAAGGCATTCGTAAGAAGAACGCTAAGTTCCAGACAATGACCGTGGATTACCAGGCTCATGAAGTCCTGCTTAATCCTGACAAGATGTCCATCACTATTGCTGACACTTCGGCAATGCCTTGGATCCGCTGCAATGTTAACGGCGGAGACAGTGGGGCGTACTACTTCAACATCGAACGCCCGACGTACATGTACAACTTCAAGGACGAACCGATCTTCGAGATTGAAAAAGCAGACAAGGAGTTTTACAAAAGCATCTTCGAGATCTTCCAGACGCATCTTGAAAAGTCTGGCAAAGCTACGTACCCAGTTGTACTTCGTGACTACTACACAGACATCTATTACAACGGTGTATTCGACCCAAACCTTAACCAGTTTACAGAAGATTACCCACTAGTACCCACTAGCAAGACCAGCATTGAAAGCTTCATGCTTAGCCACGGTCGACCAGAACCTGACTTCGTACGCGACGCACGCGTCGTGTTTGACCCAACCTGCGAAAGCCCCGGTATCGACTTTGACAACGTACCCTATTTCGTCAACATGTACCGAAAGACTAAGTACATGTTGCATCCCGAAGCCATTGATGAAGAACTGTCGTTTGGCCAGGCAAAACTGATATCTAACCACTGTCCTCTGATCTATACCCTAGTCCACCACATACTTGGCGGCGGTGATCAGGAGTTCGAACGGTTCATCAACTGGCTGGCTTACATCTTTCAAACCAGAAAGAAAGCCAAGACAGCCTGGGTGTTAGGCGGCGTACCGGGCACGGGCAAAGGCCTGTTCTACAGCCGCATCCTCCGCCCACTGTTCGGCCAAGAACACGTCCCGATGAAGTCTCTTCAGAGCATCGAAGAGCACTTCAACCTGTACATGCGTAACGCAATCTTCCTCATCGTAGACGAATTCCATATGGCATCGTCTTCAATAGGAACGATGAAAATTGCTGACAAGCTTAAGAATCAAATCACAGAAGACACTATTACTATCCGCGCTATGCGGACTAACCAGACCGAGATCCCTAGTTACACAAACTTCATCTTCCTGACCAACCGTAACGATGCAGTCAAGATCGAAAACGGCGACCGGCGGTACAACATCCCGCCGCGCCAGGAACAGAAACTCGAAGATGCACACCCTGATCTGCTCAAGAACCTCGATCAATTAGATAAAGAACTCTATGCGTTTGCGGGCATCCTCCACACTTTTAAGGTTGAGGAGCGGATGGTGCACACTTGCATCGACAACAACGCTAAGAGCGAGATGCGGCACGTATCCATGTCGATCCTTGAGGAGTTTGCAGAAGCCCTAAAGCGTGGAGACTTGTTGTTTTTTAGCGACATCCTCGACATCAACACGGCTAACGTCCAGAACATGAACGAAGTAGCTACGGCCCAGCGCATCGTTAAGCACTGGATTGCCATGGCTAAAGAGAAGTACACGATCATCCCAATGGAGCACCTCCGTACGGTGTTCCATGTTCAGACCGAGGCTAACCCGCGTCTGTCCCAACGGGAATTCTCAAAGCAAATGAGCCGCAATGGAATCACATCAGCCCGTAAACGACCGGCCAATGCGCCCCGCGACGTTAATGTAGTTACAGGAACCGTCGTTAATTGGGAGATCGACGAGCTAGAACGCCAGCGCCTGATCAATACATACTTCGACGGTACCGATCAAAGACTGTTGCATACCGAAGACAATAGCTATACTAACAAGGTCAATTACAACTGAGTTAGGTATAGTGATTAAACTTACGCAGACGACCAGGCCGGACTCTGCAGACGGGTTGAACAAACCCGAGAAGTTCGGTCCTGTTGCAACGTGGTCCTATTCAGCACTCAAGACCTTTGAAGAGTGTCGCTATAGGACCTATATCCAACGTGTTAAGAAGATCCCTGAGCCTCCTAGCCCAGCTGCTGATCGTGGCACGGCAATCCACAAGCTCGCCGAAGACTTTGTCAAAGCCGAGATTGGAGAATTGCCGCCTGAGCTAAGCAAGTTCGACGATCAGTTTCACGAACTTCGTCACTTATTTGCCGAAGCAAAAGTAGAACTCGAAGGCGAATGGGGCTTTAGCATCGAATGGGAACCTGTTGGTTGGATGGTGCCCCAGACTTGGGCACGCATCAAACTCGACGCACTTGTACATCAGGATGAGACATGCGCCAGAGTAATCGATTTCAAGACAGGTAAGAAGTTCGGCAACGAAATACCGCACGCACAACAGTGCTTGTTGTACGCTATTGCTACGTTCTTCCGTTACCCCCAACTGCAATTTGTCCGTACCGAACTCTGGTATCTGGACAAAGGTGAATCAACGCTCCGTAGTTTCACCCGCGAAGAAGCAATGCAATTCGCACCTGGCTTCCACGGCCGCGCAGTCGCTATGACTACTTGTGAAGACTTCAACCCGACCCCAAGCAAAGATGCTTGTCGCTGGTGCCCGTACGGCAAAGGCGAACATCCCGAGTGCACATGGGGCGTTAAGTAACTCTCCCAAAAACCGTTCAGTTACAAACCGTCTAGCCCCTCCCAGTGAGGGGCTTTTTTATGGACATTAAATAGTCCACGTAACGAAAGGAGAGTGTATGGCTTTTTTCTTGAGGCTGTTAACGGCCCTTGAAATCATATTAACCCTTAAAAAGTTACGAGAACAAAGTCGTGAAATTGCAAACTCAAGTTCTTACCAACACAAAGTTCCGAAAAAGCGTAAAGCCGCCAGGGACGGCAATGCTGAAATCGGGAAAAAGCAATAAAAAATTGGGAGGCCTTATCCGCAAAGGATGGTGGAAAGGCTTCCCTCTCTTTAGCTTAACGCTAGAGGAACGACACTCATGTCCACCTAGCTGTGAACAATGGGCTAACTGCTACGGCAACAACATGCCTTTTGCTTACAGATACGATCACACACATCCGGAGTTTGAACAGACTCTAGCAACTAACCTCGTACAACTGTCGCAAAAATACGACAAGGGGTTTGTTGTCCGACTGCATGTACTCGGCGATTTCCACTCCGAAGACTACGTTAAGTTCTGGCTATCAAAGATGCTTAACCTACCTCAGCTCCATGTGTTCGGTTATACGCATCATCGGCACAATAGTCCTATTGGTACGCGCATAGCTAACCTAAACAAGCTGTTCCCCACCCGGTGGCGAGTACGGTTTTCTGACGACAAAGCCGTAGACTTCCGATCGGAAGTTGTTGCGTCCAAGCAACTAACTGGCAAAAACGGTATCGTCTGCCCGGAGCAGCTCGGCCTAACAAAGTCATGCGCAGATTGCGGCTACTGTTGGCATAGTAAAAAACCCGTATATTTCCTTGAACATTGACGCTCATGCCGTTACTATCAAGTCTTAACTGAGATAACTTCTAATGCTTAAACAATTCGATCATCAAATTAAGACTACTGATTTCCTTCTTAAAACCCCTCGCGCACTCGTAACGTCTGATCCAGGCACTGGTAAGACACGAAGCGTCATAGACGCTTATGCGCAGAGAAAAGAAGGGCGCATGCTTGTGCTCGCACCCCTGTCGATTCTTTCGGCATCTTGGGGCGACGACATCAAGAAATTTCAGCCCAGCATCACTTACGTAGTTGCTTACGCTAAGAACCGTGAACAGGCTTTCAAAAGCGATGCTAACGTCGTTATTGCAAACCACGACGCCGTTAAGTGGATCGTCAAGAACGAACATCTGCTAACGGGCTTCGATACGCTGTGCATTGACGAGTTCACAGCATTCAAAAACAAAGACAGCCAGCGAAGCAAAGCAATCCTCAAACTTGCTTCTAAGTTTAAGTACCGCATTGCCATGTCCGGTACGCCAAACAGCAACACGATCCTGGACATTTGGCATCCAACACTGATCGTTGACGACGGTGAACGGCTCGGAAAACGCTTCTACGGTTTCAGGTCCGCTGTCTGCACTTCACGATTCAATGGCTTTGCCAATGAGTGGGTCGATAAACCCAACGCCCAAGAGATCGTTGCTGCTTCTATTAAGGACATCAACATCCGCTACAAACTCGAAGACTGCATCGACATGCCAGAACAGTCTGTACACACCATGTGTGTACAACTGACGCCTGACATCATGAAACAGTACGAGCTCCTGGCTGCCGACTCAGTGCTTTACACGGGTAAAGAAACCATTAACGCAATCAACGCAGGCGCACGCGTCAAGAAACTGCTGCAGCTGTGCACCGGTTCAGTCTATACCGAAGACGGCAAATCACTTGGCGTGCACAACGAACGATACGAACTGGTCATGCAGCTTGTATCGGAGCGCAAGCATTCGCTTGTAGCATTCAATTGGCGTCACGAACGCGAGCACATGGTCAAACTTGCTGAAGAAATGGGCATTGAGTACGACGTCATCGACGGCGAAACTCCAGCCAACAAACGCAAAGACATCGTCGACCGCATGCAGGCTGGCCAGCTCCAAGTAGTGTTTGCACATCCTCAGTCAGCAGGCCACGGCCTCACACTGACCACAGCGACCACAGTTATCTGGGCGTCGCCAACGTACAACGCAGAGCACTATCAGCAGTTCAACCGACGCATCTATCGCGCGGGCCAGACGCAGAAAACAGAGATCATCCACATCGCAGCAAGCGATACGTGGGAACCTGACGTTTACACCAAGCTTGAAAACAAACTTGAACGTATGGAAGACCTACTAAACATTCTCAATCAACTAACTCCCATGAGGGTAACTACGTGACTGAAGTCAACATCAACGACCTTATTGAAAAGCGCGCTGAGATCAAGCGCGAAACCGAACAACTTAACGTTCGGCTTAAAGATTTGAAATCCGCCCAGGACGAAATTGACCTGGCGCTCTTAAAGAAAATGGATGCTGAGGGTCTATCCCGTACTGCTAACGGCGACTACTCAGTATCGATTAACGAAGACACAGTTCCAGATGTTGATGATTGGGATGCACTCTACAATCACATTATCTCGACCCGTGACTTTAGCTTGATCCAACGACGGGTAAGCTCAACAGCTTATAAAGAGCTGTTGAAACTCGGGGAAGGAGTCCCCGGCCTTTCACCAAGGACCATCCGTAAGATCAATTTCCGTTCACTGTAAACAAAGGAAGATAAGTAAACATGTCTAACGCAATCGCTCTTGTATCAACCAACGTTCCTGCACACGTCCTGCAAGGCACCGGTCTCGGCAACGAGAACGTTGGCCAGAACGTCACCATCCCCCGCGTCAAGCTTCTCCAGAAGATGTCAGACGAGGTAGACAAGTACAACTCAAAGTACATCCAAGGCGCTGAGCCTGGTCACTTCTTGAACTCCTTGACAGGTCAAAACTACGGCGAAGAGCTGTACGTCATTAGCCTCCTCTTCAAGAACGAGTTCGTCGTATGGCGTAACCGTGATTCGGGCGGCGGTATCCTCGGATCTTTCTCCTCACAAAGCGCCGCTGCAGAAGCGATCAAGACCCAAGACAAGCCGCAGGATTACACGATTACGGACACGCATTCGCATGTCCTGTTGGTCAAGAATCCGGAAACCGGTGAACTTGATCGTACTCCCGTAATCATGGACTTCTCCAGCTCCAAGATGCGTATCTCGCGTAACTGGAACTCAATGATCGGCCTCAAGGGTGGTAATCGGTTCTCTGGCTTGTGGAAACTCAAGTCCGTTTCAGTTACCAACAAAGCCGGTGCTCAGTTTATGAACCTCGAAGCTGAGTTCGTAGGCTGGGCTACCGAAGAAGACTATGAGTACGCAAAAGCAGTTTATGCTCAGCACTCTGGCCGAGACATTGGCTAACTATAGCCGATGAACGAACACAGCTTTATACGAGCTGTGCATGGATATCTTCCACCGGAGGTTTTCCGGTGGAAGATCCATGATACGTTTGCTGGTGGGGTACCCGACGCATTTTACGCGGGCCCCGCCAGCACACTATTTGTCGAATACAAGTACGTAAAAGCTTTTCCAAAACGTCCCACAAGCCCGATAAAAACAACGCTTTCTGCCCAGCAGATCCATTGGCTAAACGCCATGCATCAATACAACCAGCCTGTAGCAGTTGTAATTGGGTGTGAGAAACAAGCAGTAATTTTGCAAAACAAAGCATGGGACTCTACTTTGTCAAAAGAAGAGTTCCTTTCACAAGCAGTAACTTTCAACAATGTATCCGTATGGATACACAACAAGGTATCCCATGGTATTAGATAGCCACCAACAAACGCTTTTAGATAAAGCAAAACTAGCTGTTCTCCGAGAAGCAATCGATAGAGCAGACAATTTAGCTGTGGTCCAAACCCAGTTGATCTCTACACAAGAACAACTGATACAAGACCTTCGTTTACGGGTGGTTACCCTAGAAGGACAAGTATCTGAACTCAAAACGGCTCTATCCTATGGCTAAACCATCCAGATATACCCCCCGGCTTTCTTTAGAACAGTACATCATCCTAGCTCGTAGGAAACAACTAGCTCACTTGTTGGATATACCATTACGATATAAAGACTTAGTCGTGGCCTGGGGAATAAAACAATCAGTTATTGGATCTGCTGTAAGTCGCGGTATAAAGCAATACAACTACATCATCCGAAAACAAGGACCCTCCGATGTCAAACCAATACCATGAAAATCAAGAACATGCTTGGCAACGTGAAATGGATTACAAACTCGATACCGTTAGCAAACTGTGGACTGAAATCTACGAACTTCGTAGCCGCATCAACTCATACATGATTGAAATTAACAAGCTAGAAGATCAGGTAGCACAGCTGCGCCATGATGCTTATGACGCTTGGATGAGAGAGCCATGACCATTCAATATCAACCTGACCTGTTCGATGACGAGTGGGACAAGATGGCACATACTCCAGATGAGTACCGCCGGGAGATTCGTCAACTGCGTGAGCGGTGCTACAAATACGCTAAGGAGTTGGAAGGACTTCGCGCTGACTTGGAAGCCCTGAGCAGCGAGATGGAACGGATGGAGAGGCAGCGATGACCGACAACATCACCCTGCCCCGCGAGGACATCATCAGGATGGCGCGGGAGGCGGGATTCCCTGACTACGCTATGGGGCTAGCAAGCGAAGACGCTTGGCAGAAAACTGAACTCTTCGCCGCCCTCGTCGCAGAAGCCGAGCGGGAGGCGTGTAAGAAACTGGCGCAGGAGCATGCTGCAGAGTACAGGGTGGGCGGGCGGCTTTACGCACCGCTGGGGGGAAATTATGCACTGTGCGCGGCAGTTGCATGCGACCACATCGTCCATCTGATCGAAGAGAGGGGGAGCAAATGACACGCGAGGACATCATGCACATGGCGAGGGAGGCGGGAGTACGGATGGACTACACATTCGACTCCGGCACGACACGCTGGATTTTGCATCCGTCGCTGATACGCTTCGCCGCCCTCGTTGCAGCAGCCGAGCGGGAGGCCGAGCGGGAGGCGATTTGCCCAATCGTTTACGGGCTGTGCATCAGCGACAACAACGCGCAGGAAATCGTTAACGCAATCCGTGCGAGGAGGGGCAAATGACACGCGAGGACATCATCCGCATGGCGCGGGAGGCCGAAGATTACGCCGACACTATCTACGAAAAAGGCGAATATCACCCCGGAAAGTCACGGGTCGAGATATGGTTGGAAGTTCGTGACCAACGCTTCGCCGCCCTCGTCGCAGAAACCGAGCGGGAGGCGTGTGCAAAGTTAGCCGATGAATTCTACCGAGAGGGTATGGACTACGACATCGGTGCAGCAATTCGGGCGAGAAAACAAAAAGTACCAAAATGAACAAAAAAATTACAGACGCAGTAAGCCCAGATCACTACAAAGGAGAGATCGAGTGCATCGACGCTCTTCGTGTATGTCTAACGCCTGAAGAATTTACAGGCTATTGTAAAGGCAGCGCTATAGCTTACCTGTGGAGACACGGTAAAAAAGACAACCCAGTCCAAGAAGCAGGCAAAGCCAGTTGGTATATCCAATGGCTACGGAACCTAGACCCTAGAAACTGACAACTATTCCATGGACACGAGCATGTGATGCAGGAGATGAGACAGCCTGTCTACCAGGGCCTCATCTTCTGACATCTCATAATATCCAGCCACGTCAAGAATAGCGTGCACGGCTTCATGCAAAAACACCTGCTGGCGGTTCGTACCTTCTAACGAACCATGCAGCTCAATCCGGTACTTGTCCGGCAGCCACATACCAACGCAGTTTTTACCGTTCTTCCACTTACTGCGGGGGATGTTAACTACTTCAATCTTGTGCCCAGCTAGGCTAAACGATTTTGGAATACCATCATCAATGCGTTTAGCAGCAGGCATACTAACCCCCTCAATTCATAGCTGGTTATTCTACCCTTTCTTTTTAGGAGAAGAGTAGCCCTTAGATGGCTTCTTTTTTTCCATCTTAATTGGCTTAACCGGCGCATTAAGAACGCATTTTTTACCCTTGTGCATTGTCGTCTCCGGTCGGTTTAGGATACTTCTGCTTTACCTGTAGCACTTTCTCCCGCATCTGCTCCAGGTCAACCCCGCCCTTCCAAAGAGCGTCTAACTGATCCCCGATCGCTGGGTACTCCTTGCGACGAATCTCTACGTAATCTTGTTTAACCTTCAGCTTCACACTGAACCTCCACAACCCTATCTAAGTGGCGCACATGCAACAGCGTCACAATTACTTTCTGCGCGTAATCAACCTCAAGCTCAATAAAGCCGTCGCTCACCACAAATGAATCAGAGCCAACGTGTGCGATAGCATCGGCAGGTATCCGTTCAATCTTGTTTCGCGAAACAAAAATTCTAAACGGAGTGCGCGGTAGCATTTTGCTAGCCGCGTAGTCGTACCACACCGTATTCGGGTCTACCTTCTCGTCCGTGTGTACAACCGCAGCCTCGCCGCTAACGTCGACAGCGTCTGGGCTTCCGTCAAGTACATACTTGCACTTACCGCTTGCGTCGAACACGACCATAAAGCTCATCGCTTTGCCCCCAGCAATGAAATAGTGCTGTTTCGTAACCAGCATGCATTACTGAAATTACCCATCGGCAAGTCCACACGGCGACTTCCAGTCAAGATCTTGACTCGCGCGGTCGTGATGTTTCTCGCCGTAAACGTCATGGCTATCGGCAGCGATGCCATCGTGTCTGCGCTACTGTCTGTCCGCAGACCGACCTGCTGTTGTGCAACGAGACGATACCCGGACCCAGTGTCAAGCAACATGAAAAGATGCTGTCCGGAGTCGTTAAAAGTGTAAATCGAACCGTCATGTGTTCCGTAGTACACAATCTGCACAGCAGCTGTCGCATCAACCCCAACGGTAACTGTTGGGGTTTCGATAACAGTGATCGCGTTTGTAAATGTCGGAGCACTGTAAACCAGCACTCGAACGTAATCGCCGTTGTTAGGGCCTACATAAACGTAGTCATATTGTGCGAATCCAAATTCTGGATCAATGTAGATCAACTGGTACTCGTAGTCTCCATTGCCAGCGCCAACAAAGTTGTAGTTTTCTGCAACGCCGCTGTTTGTTAACTGAATCGCAGCTGATGAGTTGTTTGGAATGTATACGTCACCCGCTGTATATACCTCTGGTTGCGTAATGGCGTTGCCTGCAATTTTTAGCGTGCTGACAGCCAGGTCGTTAATTTTTCCGGTAGTAACTGCTAGGTCCTTAATCTGCGCATTGTTTATTCGCGCATTAGGAATGTACAAACGCTCTTGATTAATACTAGGGTCAAAGTAAGTATCAAGAACAGTATTATCAATAGCTATATATGCAGCGTTTAGTCGGCCAGCATTAATCTTATCGGCGCTAAGGTTTGCTATCCTAGCGTTATCGATTTCACCAAGACCAATCTTGACGTTGGTTATAGTGCCATTTTTAATAAAAGCAGCGTCCATGAAGACGCCTGCGGGAACCGTAATACCGTTAATAACCTGAGTTGTTGTCTGGACTACAAACGGGGTAATAACTCGAGAGCCCACAGGCGGAGCTGGTGACGCAATCGCAAACCGATCGGCGCGAACAGTAAACTCAGAAAACGGCGCTGCATTATTAACGGTAGAAGCAAGCCCAAAGCCAGACACATACCCGTTCAGGTCAACCTTTACGGTGTACTGCCCAAACAAAGTACCGTCAGCCTCTGCGCGTGCTGTAGCTTCAGCCTGAATAGCCGATGCATTAGCACCAACCGCAGCATTAACTTGATCAATGTACGAGGCTTCAGCTGTACCGTTAGGAAATATCTCACTCCTTAACAGACTCACAGCATTAGACGTAGCCACAAGACCGGTAGTAGGATTGTTTACAGTAGTTCCAAGAGCCGTAATCAACTCACTTTGAGCCGTTATATCTTCCTCGGTACTAGATACACGACTAGTTAAAGCAGTTAAAGCCGTTGACGAAGCTCTAGTAGCAAGACCAGTAGTAGGATGGTTAACAGTATTGCCAAGCGTAGTTATAGCTCCACTTTGAGACGTATTTGTTTCCTCAGTAGCCGTTACCCTACTAGTTAAAGCACTCAAAGCCGTTGACGAAGCCCTGGTAGATAGTCCAGTAGTCGGGTCATTTACTGTATTGCCAAGCGTAGTTATAGAATCACTTTGAGACGTATTTGTTTCCTCAGTAGCCGTTACCCTACTAGTTAAAGCACTCAAAGCCGTTGACGAAGCTCTGGTGGCAAGACCAGTAGTAGGATGATTAATCGTATTATTAAGATTGGTTATCGACGTCCCTTGAGACGAGATCGTGCCTTCAGCGCTAGATACACGACTGTCCAAAGCACTCAACGCAGAAGACGAAGCTTTGGCAGCAAGCCCAGTAGTAGGATGATTAATCGTATTATTAAGATTCGTTATCGACGTCCCTTGGGACGCTACCGTACCTTCAGCGGTAGTTACACGACTATCTAAAGCACTTAAAGCCGTCGACGAAGCTTTGGCAGCAAGACCAGTAGTAGGATGATCGATAGTATTTTGCAGCGACGTAAGCGACGTAGACTGTGAAGTATTCACCCCCTCTGCAGCCGTTACACGACTATCTAAAGCACTCAACGCAGAAGACGAAGCTTTGGTAGCAAGACCAGTAGTAGGGCTAGTTACAGCATTATTCAACGAAGTAATCGCTGAACTATTCGATACTATGTTTCCTTCTGCAGTTGAAACTCTAGTAGTCAACGCTCCAAGCGCACTAGAAGTAGCAACCACTCCCGTTGTCGGGTTGTTAACAGTAGCTGTTACAGATTGAATAGCCTGCGACGCGGCTGAAGTACTAGTAGCATTAATCGTGTTGATCTGAACAATTGACGCAGCGTTCTGATCAACAATGTCAGCAAGACTGCTGTACTCGCCTAGCAGCTCCCAGTAAGTTGTATTAGTCGGCAGATTGCCAGTAGTAGCACTTTTAGCTTTGTACAAAAATCCGTTGTAAGTTACCAGTTCTCCGGTAACGTAAGCCGTAGAGTTATTGTATTCGGCGATAGCAGAAAGATCATTGATCTGGGCTTGCAATGTATCTACAGCAGAAGTAATAGCCGCAGCACGCGCAGCGGCCTCATTTGAAATAGCCGTAGAACGAGCCGTCGCTTCTTGGGCTACCCGATAAGCAACAGAATTAACTGTAAGAGCACTAGCGTCTATCAGATTAATTCGCGACCCAAGCGCCTGAGTCAACTGAGACTCAGTAATAGCCCCATTCAACGTAGCCAACAGCAACGTTACGTTCAAAGCTGTCTGAGCTAGTGTGCCGTTTGCAGAGTTAAACGGGCCATAAACCTCAGACGCAGAAACGTGGCGAATCCAGTAGTAAAACGACGCGCCCTCGCCAACAGGGTCAACAAACGACAAACCAGAACTAATGCCGACTAGCTGCGCGTCGCCAATAATGTTCGCGCTATTGCGCCAGATCTCTGTGTGCGCGTGAGGACCGTATTTCGGGTAGTCCCAAAACAACGTAACAAGCGCGTAGCCCCCGTTAGCCGTAAACCCAGTCGGCGTAGGCGGCACAGTGCTGTCATAAGGCGGTTGAAACGTAGGTCCGCCACCAGTATTTGGGTTAAACGGACGTGCAGCCAGTTCAGTAGCCAGTCCAGAATCAATCAACTCACGAAGTGTAATCGCTCGATCACGCGGATCACCACGACGCCCAAGTCGGATTTCAATTGTTTCTGCCAGGGTCTCAAGGTACTTACGAAGCGCTGGGGATACATCCGCAGGCGGCGTAGAAATACCAGGTATAGTCGTTGGATTACTGGTTCGTGCTGTACTCATGTGGCGGATATCTCATCCATGCTTTGGGCAAGGCACACTTCATCAATATCAACCGCGCCAGACACCTGGACTTCCCACACCTGGCCGACCCTAGGCGGCAGACGCATCACAGGTTCGCGCAAAGTACCGGTCGTAGCCCCAGCTGGCACAGTCACCGTCTGGGTGTATACGCCAGCAGCGTACGACAAACTGTACTCAGCAATCAGCACACCATCAGCCCAGACTTTGGCCGCTACTGGGTAAGCCTGAGCGTTAACAGACAGCCAGCTCATGCTGACCGGCTTAGGCATGACCACCTGTTTCGATTTCCAAGTAAGCGTGCGCTTAGTGGTTCCGCCACGGTACTTCTTAATCTGGTTCCCGACGATAAGGTACAACTCACCGTCTTTAGGGTTCATGTACCCACCACGGACTTCGGCTGCCGTAGTCAGGGTAGAAATAGCTGCTTCTTCAGAACGGGGGTCAAAGACAAAGCCCTTATGGACACCGCCCACCGACCAAAACGCCACGTAGGTGTTCTCGTGCCGGAAAGCCCGGAAGGTCGTCGGAGAGTAATCAACGTTCCACTGCTTGGACGAAATCAACCCTTCGGTGACCACGCGCCCCTCACCACCGCTAACGGCACACAAGCCGTCCGGCCCTGCGTAAAGAAGGTAGGAACCCATGTCCACTACGCTATTTACGTTGATGCACGCCTGTGGCAGATCGATACGGATCGCTGTCATGGCGCTAGGATCGGTGCCAGTGATGAAATACGGGGTGCCGTTGGTCATGGCTACAACACCGTTGCCAACCGCCCCGATAGCCACAATGTCCTCTTCGAGGGTAATGCGGTAGTCAACCGGCCAAGCGTGCGGTAGAAACGGTTCACTGAGACAGAACCGTTTACCGGTAAACCCTGCAAACACACCGTTAGCCACGGCTATCAGGCCCTTCAAAGGGCCATCCGGATACAGACTGGTGTTATCGTCCGGTGGGCCTATCCAGGTTTCGCTCGGGAGGACTTCACCCAAGCCAGCCGAGGGGGTCGTATCGGCATAGGTGGTCGTTGCAAACGGCACCTGAGCCAGGAACTGAAACGTCGTATTGTTAGAACCGGTGTTAGAACGGTAGATGCGCTTCAACGAACCAGACCCAAAGTTGTAGTTACCACTAGGGTGGTCGCCAGACGGCATGGTCAGGGTTACGGTCTCAGTATCCGTACGCTCTAGGGCCGCCGTAGCGGGGCTAGGGGGGCCTTCCTCGCCAAACGCAGTCACGAATGTGTAGACGTATGAAACGTCGTCTGGGGTCTGTGTGGTGTCAGGAGTGCCGGTCTTAGTGGTCAGCGGAGCCGACGCAGGGGCAGGCACCCCCAAACGATAGCTATTAGCCGGGTAACCAGTAGTACCGGCTACGATGGTACTGACCGTACCCATCCGGGGGTAGTCCGCGCCGGTAAAGTACAGCCGGGCAAGCGTATCCCCTGGGATAGGGCCGGGTACGGCCTTTACTCCATCCTGGTTCCACTCAAGCCAGTTGGTGTCCCGGTAGTAATAGATTGACCGGCGGATGCTGTTCTGAAGGGTGAACACTGACAGGTCGTCAGTGGTGGGGGTAAGCCGCCCCGATTCGAAGTCAATGTTCTCGGCGATCTGCCCGAATTGCTCGGCTAGCAGCCTAGCAGATACGCCCGGTGCAATCCCGCTAAACCGGTCCCGTTTGAAGTAGACCATGCGTACCTCACTTGAGTAGCAAGGTAACGAGAATCCCCGCCATGCTACAGATTAACGTGAACCCGATGACGAGTCCCCATTGATTGATATTCTTAACACCGTCTTCAATCTTATCCAGCCGTTCTGAGACGTTCTTGGACCGTTCTTCGCACATAGACTCATGGGCCAAGAGCCTTGTCGCCAGCTCCCAATACCGTTCTTCGCTGCTATGCCCGTTCTCAAGCGACATTGGACGGTAAACCTGGGAACCGGGGGTGGGTAATAGCATGTCTATGGGACTCGACCATACTAAAGTTGTGCCTAACAAACCGGGCCGTCCGCCCAGGTAAGAGTTTCCTACCCGTATATTACCACGCCCGATAGGGGCATCAATCCCCCAGGGGCAGAGGGGGGCAAAAGCCCCCCTCCTACGGGTTACTCAGCCTTTGGAATCTCGCCGCCCGGCGCAGATGTCATCTGCGACTGGGCTTGCCCCTGCAGTTTCTGGATCAGGCCAGCCACAGCCTCGAACGGCTGCTTGGCAAGAGCCGCAATCAACAGGTTCGCTTCCTCCATCGACACTTCAAACTTCAGGTTATTCACAAACTACCTCCTGGATTGAATTAACATTCAACAAACTGCTCGTAACGAGCGGAAATTATAATTCTATTTGATTGCTACAGGAACCCAAGCGCGACCGACGCGCCTCACTCATTGCCTTCCGTTTCTAGGATGATTGTGTAGTAGCGGGTGGTGCTACCCGAGGTAGCGTTAAGCGTCCATTCCGAATAACGGTAGTTCACGCCTTTAGCCATCGAGAACGTGATCGTCGTCCCGGTGCCGCCGCTTGCGACGTTTGCGCTGCCAAAGATGCCGGTGACGAATGCGTAAGTCCACGTCGCGCTTTGCGTACAAGTCACCGTGACCGACGCGGTTCCGAACGCTCTGTAATCCGAAAGCGTGACGCGTGATCCGGAGCTTGTGCCGCCGTCTGGACTGAACGTGCCGCCGCTAGACTTCCCTCGCAGATTATCCATCGTAATGATCGTCCCGCTGCCGCCCACTCCTGCGAGGGTGCGGACAGCGGAATCGTTCATATTGATGTTCGCCGTAGCGGATCGCCCCAACTCGGTGTTGACGTTTGAGAGCGATATCGTTCCGGTAGGCGTAGGCATCGATTACTCAGCAGTCAGCGGCGCAACCGGGGCAGGAGTACCGGGAGCGGGTTCCCACGGAAGCGGCTTCTGCTCCATCGCAAGCTTCTCCACTTCCTTGGCGACGACGTAGGCGATGTGCGCCTTAATGCCTTCGAGCGGCGTCGGCACACCCGGCAGCGCGTCCGAAGTCGGCGGGGTGTCCAGCCAAGCCAAGATCTGCTCTTCGGTGAGATCGCCAAAGGCAGTGAAGCTGCCGGGGTCAGCCGCGCCAAGCTTGATGGTAGTAGGCAGATCGAACTTCGCCGCGCCGTCAGTGCCGGTCACGGTGACTTCGACTTCCTTGATCACGTCGGTCAGTCCGTCCTGACTCACCACGCGGGCGGCGTTGATCTTGTACGAATAAACGATAGCCATAACAGTCTCCTAGTGAAGTCTTGATTTAATCTCAGCCAGCTCTTGCTTGAGCATGACCAGTTCCTTCGCAAGCTCGACGGCTGATGCCATTGCAGCGTTACCGTACGAAACGGACAGAGTTCCGATTTCGTCCTTTGCGATTTGAATCGCCTCCGGAAGTAGCGGCTGCAACGACTGTGCAGACACGCCGACTTGCTGCGTTCCGTCGTCGATACGCTCGTAGCAACCGACGCGAACTTGCGCCAGCCGCTCGACGAAGTTCTCTGGCATATCGCGCCAGTTGCGCTTCAGACGCTCATCCGAATACGCGGTGATGTTTCCAGATGCGACGATCGAGTTGGATATTGCACAACGGAAGCTGCCGTTGTTGATAATCAACATTCCGTGGTCGGTCAGATTGCCTGCTGCACCGCCAGCGTTCGGGTGAGACCACGCGATGCCGTACATATTGGCGAGGCTTGTTCCATCGGCAGACATCTTGTACGAGTCGCCCATGGCGAATACGCCTTGGTATCTATAAGAGCTATATAGCCCTACGACAGAGTTCCCGTGATTAGTGTCAAGGTAAATGTTCCCGCACCCGGAAATAATATTTCCGTTCATGTAAATGGTGCCGTACAGCCAGTTCGTTCCCACGCTGTAGATACCAGCAGGGTGATAACTCGCTTGACCAGTTCCGGCTACGTTCGAGTGACCTCGATATCCGTACGCATAGCAGTCGTTGACGATATTGACGCTGCCGCCAAGAGCATATCCGCCAACAGTCATCAGTAATGCTTCGCCCTGATCGCCGTTGCCGTCGTTGTTGGCATCGGTAGTTGGCGAATTGGCGTAGAAACGAATGCCGCTATACGCCGCGCCAAGACGGATGCCGGTGTGATAGCCAATAATCAGATCGGAGTAGTGCGGGTGGCTCCATGAGCCATTCGCAATGTCCTTGCCCATGCTGTAGTGGTTAGCGCCAAATGTCGCGCCACCGCCGCCGCTCAATATTGTAATAGCTCCGTTTAAGCTGCTGACCGTGCTAGCGTTGCCAGTGATGTTGATTCCCCATGTGCCGCTCGCGCCGCTGCCGGTGCGCGAGGGGGAGTAGGAGGTGTAGTTGCTGCTATCGAGAATGGTCGCTTCATTCGCACCCCAATAGTTCTTGCCGACGTAGGCAGTGCCGCCTGAAACTCGAAACTTCCAGCCATAGCTGTGGGCATGAAATCCAACCGTGTCGCCGTTCGGCTCAATCATCAGGCTGACGGCTGTGGTCGAGCCGGGGAACTCGATACCACCCCATCCGTTCCGCGAGCCATCAGCCTTCCATGCCCCATAGGAGCCATTATTCGGATACCAGTGTGCGCCGTTGACGCTTGAGAACAGACCGGAGCTTGCTACCTGTATCCAGTTGCTCAAGTTCAGATATCCGTTGGAAGCGGTGCGTAGCACAACGCTGCCGCCGCTCTCTGCGGAGGAGTAGCCGTTTAGCTGTGCGGCAGAGCCGCTGATGTTAATTCCCCAAGTACCAGACGCGCCGCTGCCAGTTAGCGAGGGAGAGTAGGAGGTGTAGTTGCCGCTGTGAAGAAGCGTATACCAAGCATTCCATGTGGTATCAATTCCGTTGCGAATGCTTAATTTTGGCTGACCGGATGCATTTAACCCCGAGTTATTTGCAAACGCCAACTGATATGAGGAATCTCCGGTGCTTGCAGTTGTGCCAGTCCAAGGGGAGTACGTCATCACTCCGCCATAGTTGCCGGTGCCATTGGCTGTGCCAGCGCCAACAAAGTCAAAGTTTACGGTTCGAGTGAAGCTATTTGGAAACCTATCCGAAAGGTCTCGTGGACCGTCATTATATACAAGGCGGATTGCGCTGGTTGCTGATCCGGCACTACCTGTGATGTTGATACCCCACGTCCCACTCGCGCCGCTGCCGCCGAGAGATGGCGCGTAGCTGGTGTAATTCCCTGCGTGGAGTATTACGTTGTTGTTTACGTAGGAAGCGCCATTTGCAATCGCAAAATTATTTGATGTAGCGGACGTTGTCCCATTAACTGAGAAACCAATAGTGTCCCCGCCGCCGACGCCAGCGGCCCCTTGGTAATAGCTTATGCCGTACGAGGGAGCATTACCGAACGACCAGATTGGATTCCGAGCCGCGCCGTAGTAGACATCGTTGGCAAAACCGTTGTTTCCACCGGAGGTTACTTTGCCGCCAAACGTGCTGTAAGAGCCGTAGTTGTCGCTCGCTAACAGCGTTTTCCAAGACGTCCAAGAATTACCCGACGAAACGTCGTAGTTACCGAATCGAGCCTGAAGACCTGTCCCGCCATATGTCGGGCTATATGGCACATAAAGCTGAAGCGCACCGCCGCCTCCGCTGTATGTGTTCATCGTCATTACTGAGCCATAGCTCTGCCAGCCGCTATATACGAACGAACACTGAATGCCTTGGCTGTATCCGGTCGGAAGTGTTGACGCGCTCCAAACATAATTGTTAAGCGCAGAAAGTAAGGGGGCCGACCCAGAAGCGTATGAGCCAATATTTGCGGCGGTAATAACGTTATTGCCGCCGGACTGCAAACCCTGCGGAGCATTTACTACTCCACTAGCCTCAATGGTCAGCGCACGGGTGCCGCCACCAGAGCCGACGTCAATCAGAAGCCCCGCATCCGTCGACTTGATGTACGAGTAGTTAAAGTTGGTGCCGTCTGGCGGCGCGAGGAACAGCACCCGCGTTGCGGCGTTGTCCCATATCTCAAGCGCAGATCGCCATGAGCCTGAGTAGCTGCCAAACGATGATGGATTGGTTCCAGTTGGAACTATCCGCAAAGCCCGTGCTTGAGAGCCAGACCCGGTAGTTCCGACAGTGATTGTCCCGGTCAGCGTCCCGCCGCTCAACGGCAGATAGCTCGACAGCGATGAGCTTGTGATGTACCCGCTCGGGTTGGTCGAATTATACGGCGTATACCCGAGCGCAGTCGTCACCTGTCCGCTTGATAGCGCGAAAGATGTAAAGTTTCCGCTGTGTGCTACCGTCTTCCACGAATTCCAACTGTTTGAGTCAGTCTTGTTGCGGAACTCAAATAACCCTGTGTACTTAAAGCGCATCTGAAGCGGCCCAAGCGAGCCGCCAGCATTAAACACAAGAACACCGTCGGAGTCGCCGGGATTGCTTTGCGTGTAGAACCCGTCGAGCGTAGCGCTGTCAATTGACGCTTGCGCGACGCCACCTCGGTTTCGCATCGCATCCGTCAGATAGCCCGAGGGATTAGTTGAGTTGTACGGCGTGTACCCGAGCGCGGTCGTGACCTGGCCCGAGGTGATCGTGCCGGTATAGGTCGGCAGATCGCCGGAGGCAAGCGAAGCGCCGGTCGTGACGCGACCCTTTGCGTCGACCGTGACCTTTGTATAGGTGCCAGCCGTCACGCCAGAGTTTGCAAGCGTGGCGGTACCCGTTACGTTTGCCGAGCCATTGAATGAGCCGCTCGTCCATGTGACGTCGCCGGTCATCCCAATGGTGCGCCCGGTGGTCAGCGTCGCGGCGCTGCCGGTGGTGTTTTGATTAAGCGTAGGAACATCGCCAGCCGCTAACGTCGTCGCAGAAGTTACGCGACCCTTCGCGTCGACCGTGACCTTCGTATAGGTGCCCGCCGAGACGCCCGAGTTTGCAAGCGTTAGCGCGATCGAGGTCGCGCCGGAGCCGCTTGCATCGCCGGAGACCGTGATCGCTTGGTTGCCCGAGATATATCCCGAAGGATTCGTCGCGTTGTAAGGCGTATAACCAAGAGCTGTAGTCACCTGACCAGAAGTCAGCGTCAGCGTTCCGCCAAGGGTCAGACTGCCGCTGCTTGTGACAGAGCCGGTAAGAGTAAGACCGCTGACTGTTCCGGTTCCGCTGACGGAAGTTACCGTGCCGACGTTAGTCGTGTAACCAGCAGGGTTAGTCGCGTTGTACGGCGTGTAACCAAGAGCGGATGTGACATCGGCGCTTGTGACGCCCGTGCCAGCAGTTACACGACCCTTACTATCGACTGTGACCTTGGTGTACTGACCGGCGACGACGCCGCTAGCGGCGAGGGTCATAGCCACGGACGAACCGGTGCTACCGCTTCCCGTTACGTCACCGGTGAAACTGAGCGAACCAGACGGTGGCGGCTCCCATACCGTATTAGTACCGTCTGTCGAGAGGAACTTACCAGTCTGGCCAACCTGGGATGGGAAGAAACTGTTCTTAACAGCAGCAGACGGCGTACGTACTTCGGATGTATGAACGTACTGCGGGTGATCGTCGTCAGACAAACCAGACAGGTTACCGTGGTCAGTAGCAGGGTTTGCAGCGGAGCCAACTGCGGAGATAGAACGCAGATCGATAATGCTGACAAGTTGGGCGTTTACGCTATTTGCGTAGCCGTTTGAAGCTTTATAAATCAGTTTGTACAGCGGCCTAAACTCAACTGATGGGAACCCTATGAGCGTTAAATCAGCAAAGGAAAACGCTTCAGCCTCGCCCAAATTATCGGTAGCAGACTGACCGATGATCGCAATAACGGGGTACGTTAAATTGTTTGTGGCCAGAATCCATGTCGTAGCGTGTTGGTTGTTGCCAACGTCCGCCGTACTCCAAACACCACCTGAGACTGAGTTGTACTGTGGTCTGGATGTGCCCTGCTTAAATGGGAAATCTGTGGGCGCATCCATGACCCACGAAGTGCCTTGCAAGTGCAGGACTGGAATCTTCGCGGGGAACAACAAGTTCTGTTGGTATGTACCAGCGGTAGGCGTAGCAGTCGACACGATGTCGATCTTCATGTCCTCGTCAAAGAACGTACCAGACTCAATTGCAATCTGCGTCGCCGCATCGGTAGCTGAGTTGTTCAGCGTATAGCCACTAGCCAAGAAACCATTCGCGATAGCAGCGCCGCGAGTACGGTGAAGGTACTCATGGGTCTGCCAATCAAGCGTAATGCCGTGGCGCTCATCGCCGAAATAGATGGCTTGTTGAGTAGTCG